AGAAGGATGAAATACTTTAGCTATTAATTCTTCTTTAAAAACTAAAGTATTTAGTTTCATTTGTTCATAATCATATTCAAATATGGATGGATTTCGTGATAAACATTTCCAATATACTTTATCTAAATTTTGTTCTAAAATATGAATTGCATTTGGATTATTAGATAAAAAGTTCCAATCAACTTTATCTAAATTTTGTTCTAAAATATGAATTGCATTTGGATTTTTAGATAAAAATTTCCAATTAATTTTATCTAAATTTTTTTCTAAAATATGTATAGCATTTGGATTTCCTGATAACCAAGACCAATCAATTTTATTTAAATTTTTTTCTAATATATGAATAGCATTTGGATTTCCTGATAAAGTACACCAATTAACTTTATCTAAATTTTGTTCTAAAATATGAACAGCATTTGGATTTGCAGAAAAATATTTCCAATCAACTTTATCTAAATTTTGTTCTAAAATAGTAATTGCATTTGGATTTTTAGATAAAAAGTTCCAATCAACTTTATCTAAATTTTTTTCTAAAATACGAACACCATTTGGATTTCTAGATAAATAGTACCAATCAATTTTGTTTACATTTTTTTCTAAAATATGTATAGCATTTGGATTTTGACATAAAACAGACCATTCAACTTTATCTAAATTTTGTTCTATAATATTAATGGCATTAGGATTTACTGATAAAAAACACCAATTAACTTTATCTAAATTTTGTTCTATAATATGAATTGCATTTGGATTTCCTGATAACCAAGACCAATCAATTTTATCTAAATTTTTTTCTAACATATGAATTGCATTTGGATTTAATGATAATGCACCCCAATAAATTGTATTAATTTTAATCCAATCTTTTAATTTATAAAGCATAATATATTATAAATTAATATTATATATTATAAGTTTCAATTTTTATAAACATACTAATGGTATAAACTATTTTTTTATCTTAATTAATGCACCTACGCAATAAAATTAAACTCTCAAACAATAGCTAAAATTTATAAATAAATTTAAGTTTGTACCGTACATTATTTATTTTTTGGTGTAACCCGAAGAATAAAATAATTAAATATAAAAATATATAATATATATTATATGGATTTACGTAATTTTTTGAAAAAATTTTAACATTAAATAATGATTTTATTGATGATTTTTTTTTAAATAAAATATGTTTCATCACATATATTTAAAAATTAGCTTGCTATTTTATTATAATGTTATATAATAAAATATTAAATTTTTATAAAGATAATTCAGAAATATATAAAAACCCACTTGAAAAAATTATAAATAATATGTTAAATAAATGTAAATATATAAATGGCGAAAGTTTAGAAAGACATAATTGGGGTAATAGACCCGTAAAACTAATAAATATTCCAAAAAATATTACATCTACATCTTTTGAAAATGATTTATTAAATGCACTTGAATTAGATAGTAATGAAAAATCAATAATAGAATTATTATGGGGAGATATTCAGTTAGGTAAAAGAATACAAGCATGTATAATAATGTGGATTTCAGTTTATATATTAGAAAGACCAGTATTATATATTTTTAGAAATTTAGGTATAGATCAAAAACAATTACAAGATGATATAACCGGAACTGGTAAATATAATTTTAATAATCAATTTATAAAAAATATATTTGAAGATTTTAAAAATGAAATGAAAAAATATTTTGGAGAAAATGAATATGATGAAAAATATAAACAGTTTAGATTACCTGAATTAAAAGAAACTAAAGATGATAAGTATATTAACAAATTAAATAATAAAGAAGCAATAAATTCAAAAGATATATTTTGTTGTTTAATGAATTCTTCACAATTAGACAAAATAAATAAAAAATTCAGTGAATATATATCTTATAATGATGAACTTGTTAATATAACTCTATTAGTTGATGAAAGTGATTTAATGGCTCCTACATCATCAAATGATAAAAAAAAAGATGTAAAAGATGCAAAAAATGTAACTAAATGTGAAAAATTACTTGCATCAATTTATAAAAAAGTTAAATATGCATTACATATTACAGGAACAGCTCATTCCTTATTATATAATGTAACAACGCGATTAAGTAATAATAAACATATTACTATTAAAATTTCAAAAGTTCATAAAATGATAAGGACAGATGATTATTATGGTTTATTTAAAGATAAATCAATAACAATTAGAACAAATATTGATAAAACAGATATTAATAAAACAGATATTAATACTTGGTGGGAAAAAGAAAAATATAATATATTAGAAGATTATGATAAAAATATTAAAAAAATTATAATTAATATAAATAAAAGAGATAATGTAAAATATAATTCTTTTTTAATATCAGAAGAAAAAATAAGAGAAAATCAATTTTTATTAAGCAATAAGATAATGAATGATTTTTGTAATTTATTTATTGTAATATATCATGGAGGTCTTTTAAGATTATTTTTATCAAAAGAATATGAACAAGAAATTAAAAGATTGTCTCAGTATGATGCAAATAAACAAAAAAATGATAGATTATGGCAAAAAGGAGGAATTTATGGACAAACAACAGATAATGATAAAAATACAGGACAATTACCAAATAATTATTGTTATTTTGAAATTGATACAAAAATATTAAATATAAAATTAGTTTATAAATTATTAAGATTATTTTTTGAAAAAAATGTAGAAATTAAACCTAAAACAGTTATTACAATAACAGGAAGATATGGTGAAAGAGGATATTCTTTTACAAGTGATGACTATAATAAATATTCAATGCATTTAACAGATCAATATTTTGTATCACATGCATCATTTAATTGTACAGATATTTCACAACGATTAAGATTACAAGGTAAATATAATGATATTGGTCATAATAATATGCAACTTACTTTATGGACTACAGAAGCATTAAAAAATTTAATGTGTAATTTTTATGTTAAATTTATAAAAATAATTGAAAAAAATATTATGGAATGCAAAACATGGAATGATATAAAAAATGTAATAGAAGACATATTAGATATTGGTTATTTAAAATTTAAAGATAATATTAGATATTTAGATGTGTCTAAAAGAACACATAATATTGTAATAGAAAAAAAATATGAAAAAGAAAATAATGGATTTAAATTAATACCAATAGATGATTTAGAAATAGATGATATAAACAAATGGTGTGAAGATAATGATTTGCCAGAATGCATTAATGATTTGCCAGAATGCATTAATAAAATAGAAACAATGAACAAAAATGAATGTACATTTAATAAAACTATAGTTGCAGGTATTCCTATTAAAATTAATTTAAGAAATATAGATGATATAATTGACAATTTTAATAATGTAAAGTTATCAGATAATAATATATCATTATTTTATTCTAAAATAAAAATTGATATACCAGATAAATTTAAAGAAAATAATCTTAAAACCAAAAGAATGGTAAAAAAATTTAATACAAAATATGAAATATTAAATATTAAGAAACATATAAAAGAAAATCAACCAAAAAAACCAGATATAAATTGTAAAGAGTTAAATGATTATAATTTAATAATCATTACAAAAGATATTGAAGAATTTGGATGTGTAAAAGGTGATTGTTTTATAATATATTATGAAAATGATTATGAACCTTTAGATAAAAGTATTGGTTCAAATAATCCGATTGATAATAAAACACAAATATTTATAACTAATAATGATATAATAAAATATTCTGTTTTAATAAATAAAATACCAAATGAAATACCAAATAATTATTGTTGGATAACTCCAGATGGATGGTTATACTTGCATGATAAAGATAAAATTAAATCTGAAATATGTAAATTAAAAATAAAAATAGATAAATCAAATATAATATAATTAAAGCAATGTATAATATAAATATTATGAATAATTATATAATAAATTCATTTATTTTAGAAAATAAAAATACATTATTAACTATTTTTAAATATTTAAAATTTAATTATAATAAAGAAATTAAAATTAATGATATAAAAATACAATTGATAAAATTAATTAAAAATAAATATATAAATTATAATAATAATATATATAAATTAA